AATGCCGTTTGCCGAAGTGTACGACGGCCCGATATGGCAGCAGGTTAAAAAACATTGGCCTTCCTCTCATATCGCAGTATTGTCCGCGGAACATGGTTTGCTTGAGCCGGGGACTGAGATCATGCCGTATGACCGGCTGATGGACGAAGATCGTTTGCTCCACATTCTCAACGATGAAAAGCAAATGGAGAAGTTTGCCGAGTTGGTTCGCCAATACGGCAAAGTGATTGTCGTGGGCGGCGAGCTCTACAAACTGTTTGCTCTCTACTTCACTTCGATCATGTACCCTGAGCTTGGCGACCGTGTGCACTTCGCCTGCGGTTCATACCTGCAGCAACGCGGGGCTCTCGGCACATTGTTTCAACAAGCCGCTTGACGTTTCGCCGGGACGGTGCATGTCACCGTCCAACGAAGCGACAACTCGCTTTCACGATCCCGATGGGACGTGCCAATCTAAGAAAGGAAGTTAAAACTATGGCTACCAAGTCCAAGACTGTTAAGAAGGCCAAGACCGTGAAGACTGCCGCCAAGAAGACGGCAAAGAAGACGGCCAAGGCCAAGAATAATGGCGGCACCACGGTTCGCTACGTCAAGCCCGAGAAGGGTTCGATCCGCGAGAAGCTCTATGCGCTGTTCGTCAAGCACAAGGGCGACCACATTGCTGCGAAGGAGGCGGCGATCAAGGCCAAGATCAACCCGGCGACGGCGGCCAAGCAGCTCTGGCTGATGAAGCATAACAAGGGCAACTTCGCCGCTCGTAGGCATGCTGCCGCTTAATCGCGGCAGTTTGCTTCTCTCCCATCACTCACTCACTCAACTCACAACAAGGAAACCCAATCATGATAGACGCCTTCAATCAGACTTACGGTGCCGCTGCTCGTTTCGACATCAACCGCGGAATGACCGAGGAGGAAATCCGCAAAGTAGCACCGTCCGTGTTTGCCACAACGGCGCATCACAGCCGTTCCGAACGCTTTGCGCCGATCCCGACAATTGAAATTCTTCGGGCTCTGCGTAAGGAGGGCTTTGAAGTTGTCGGTGCCAAGCAGTCGCTCGCTCGTATCGAAGACAAGCGAGATTTCACCAAACATCTTTTGCGTCTTCGCCGCTTGGGCGTGCAGAAGGCGTATCAGGTTGGTGATACCGTCTGCGAAATGTTGTTGAAGAATGCCAACGACGGATCAGCGGTCTATGATCTGTTCGCCGGGCTCTTCCGCATCCGTTGTCTCAACTCACTCGTTGCCAATCTCGGCACGGTCGATAGTGTCAAGGTGCGGCACACTGGCAAGGACGTGATCAACAACGTCATTGAAGGCACCTATACCGTGGTCGAAAACGCCAAGCTGGCTCTGGCTGCTCCGAAGGATTGGCAGCAAATACAGCTCGACCGCGATGAAAAGGTCGCATTCGCAGAAGCGGCACGGGTTGCCCGGTTTGCGGATGCCGAGGGGAAGGTTGATACGCCCATCACTGCGGATCAATTTTTGCACGTGCGTCGCCGCGACGATCAAGAAAACAACCTCTGGACCAACTTCAACGTGATCCAAGAGAATGCGCTGCGCGGCGGATTGAATGGCGTTCGTCGGACTGAGCAAGGCCAGCGCCGGCGAATGTCAACCCGCGAAGTCAAGGGCATTGATCAGGACGTGCGATTGAACCGCGCGCTCTGGACGCTCGCGACGAAGATGGCGGAATTGAAGGGTTGGAAAGAGCCGTCGCCCCAACGGTAACAATCTCTGACCTTTCATAGGGGACCAGTCCGGTATGGTGATGCGTCCGTGGCCGGTCCCCGACATTATTCCCTTTTTCTTTTTCTCAAATCGTGTACACTGTGACCGGGATCGGCCCCCGGTCTTGAAAGGATGTCCATGTCCAATGTAGTGAAGACTGCCGAAGTCACGACGTTTTCACGTCTGACTTTGACCAACTTCGAAGCCGGAAAACTGATCAATGAGATAGCCGCTGCGATGCAGGAAGGATCATCACAGCAGCTCGTTGTGATCGAAGTGGATCACATCGCCGGTTCGATATCTGTCGAATGCTAGAACAACGGACCGGGGGAGCAATCCTCCGGTCCATTTCCGTTTTCAACAAACCCGAAAGACAACAACACTATGACGCTACCCGCACGCACCTTGATCATCTCCGGCGTTGACGTGACTGACAACATTTTCACGCTCGATGCCCGGATCACCGGTCATGAAATTTCTTGGAACGTAACGCGAGCCCTGCGTGATGCCCGAGCAGGTTTGTTCGGTCCGCCGGAGATCATCCGGTATCAAGACCTGCCACAACCTTCGCATGAGGATGATCAGAACATCGATTTCGCCAAGGTCGATGCCATCAAGAAATGCGAGAAGGCTATGCGCGAGCCGTGTATGGCAATCGAACATCACACCGGAGCCATCTTTTGCTTCATCGATGGTAACCATAGGATCGCTGCCCATTACAGCGAGGGTCAGGACTTCCCTTGCTGGATCATTCCGCACTGGCTTGAAAGCAGATACCGGGTTCATTTCGAGGAGCTCCATGCACCACATGATACAACAAAAGAAGATCAAATATTCGGCGGGAGAGGCTCTGATGCTTCAAATTCTCCGCCGAAGAAAACAGCCGATCACAACGGTTGATCTGGCTGATTTGTATTACAGACAACGGAAGGGAGCAGTGCCATATCATGCTCGCAGCTCCGTGGTGTCTGTCGTCAAATCTCTGGCCGACAAGGCCAAGAGAAACCGGGAGCCGTTCACGATCCACCAATCAGAGCGTCGCGGTCCCCATCCCATCGAAGTGCAGCTAAAGGAGGATCATGAAGCGACCTAGACCAAATCCGGATGACTTGGACATCCCCGATTTTCTCCGGCGACAACCGGGGGATATCGCCAAGTCATCTGCAAACGTTCTTCCGTCATCTCACACGACGCACACGAAGCCCAAACCGTTTCATGTGCCAATGGGGATGACGGAAGCAGAATACGAAGTGACGAAAGCTCACCTTGAACGAGCACAACATAAAGGGGAATACGATATGGCTAATAGCATGAAATGGAAGATCGTCCCTTACGATGCCAGCGGGGCGATCATCCAACGCGGTGTTACCTCCGTGCCAGCCGGGACGGAGCAAGTACAACTCTATGCGAAGATGGCTCACTGCTATCACCGGTGCGCCAAAGGCACTGTCAAAAAGATCATTGTTCATGATGCTGCGGACGGCATGCGCTGGGATTGGGAGGAAGGCCGGGACAATCCCTTGCCCCCTCCCGAAAAAGAGGAAGCTGCTCCGGCGTCGGCATCGAAGGGGAAGGCAAAGACCGACGGGAAGGCCAAACCGGAAAAAGTATCCGGCAAGAAGAAGCGGGCTCCACCGCCGAGGAAACAGGGACCGGGCGTCATCTCAGTCGTGACGGACATGATCAGTGCCAAGGGCGGTGCGAGCATGGACGAAATGATGAAAGAACTGACCAAGCAATTTCCGGACCGTGATGCTGCCAGTATGAAGTCAACCGTTCGCACGCAGATGGGCCGGCAGAAGGCTCACAAGCGCCAAGACGACAAACGCGGCACGGTTTGGACAAAATGAATTCGTGATCCCCTAGCGCGGCAGGGCGTATCGAAGACGAAGCCCCATCGATGCGATAGACCGCGACGCGGACCAGCCGGCGGTGTCCGTGAGACAGAACAACACCGGCCAGCGGAGCGACGGAGGAGGCTATTTGGCGTCTCCAACTCCGTTCGCTCCGCACCTCAATCGGAGGACAAAATGCACTGGCGTATCCAGTTGAAAGATGAACACGGCACCTTTTGGTTCGTCGCTCACAAGCAATGGTCCGAGATGGCCGACGATGGTGCTAGGTTCGAAGACCCTGCGGTTGCCGCCAACGTTGTAGTAACCGCACAGGCAGACGCGAAATCAAATCCCGAATGGTTTCCGCGTATCAAGATGATTTCATTTCGGGACCAACCAAATGAAAGGACAGAACGATGACGCGAGACGAAGCAATTGATCATGTAATCGGCATCGCAACGATGTGGGGCGAGAACGCGGAAGAAGCCTATCCGCGACGCATCACAAAGGATATGACCGATGATGATCTGCGCGAACTCTTGAAGGGTTCGGAAGATTTGGACGAAGACGATTTGGAAGATGCCAGATCAATTCGCGATCTATGGATTGCGATTGACGTATTGACGAGCAACAAGCCGCGGCCCCTGAATGAAGCACTTGGGCCAACGGAGAACGTCGGCTCGACAAATCAGGAATAAGCATTTCCTACGGGACGGTGACTGCGTGTCACCGTCCAAAGGAGCTGCCTGCTCCATAACCCAAATGAAGGAGATACCAACGTGAAATTTTCTAGCCTGATAACGGCCGCTGTGATGACACTCGGCCTAGCATCGACCGCCAACGCTGGCTTGGTGTGCGGTGCTCCGCGGGTATTCTTGGGCGACGAGCCCAACGATCCCAATCCTGTCGTCAGCGTGGAAGTGAATTACGATCCCTCGCAACATTTGTGGTCCGTCTTCCATCACCACTATAACGGCTTGGTCGCCGCTCGCATGTCGCAGTACGCATGGGAGGATTGGAGCAATCCAAATCAAATGCGTTGGGCAGGTTCGCTCAATCGCAACCGTTCGCTCTACATGGTTGGCGAAGTCCGTTTGAATGCTGCCACCGGCGAAGGCTACTATGAGGAATGGCTGTATAATCGTTCGCAAGGCAATCGGCTCGAATTGCATCTAGGAACGGCTTGCCGGCTTAATCGTCCGGTTGCTCCGCCGCCTCCGGTTGTTGTCGCTCCGGTCCCGGTCCCGGTTGTCCCTGTCGTTCCGGTGCCCGCCTTCGTCCCCGTCGCTCCGGCTCCGGCTCCGGCTCCGACGAACAACACGGTGCAACAAAACGGCCCCATCGTCACACCGCAGAGCCCGAATGCCAATAACATCACGATCACCATCGTGCCGGGCACCGGTGCCGAGCAGTACAAGGTCAAGCCGGAAGCGAAAGGCGACGGGTCATGATCGCTCAGAGCCAGCCCGGTGCTAGCGCTCTGAGACACGCAGAAAGGCAGCAGGTTGAATTCCGGATCAAGGAATGCAACCTGTTGCTGCTCCGTACTGTCAAGGAGCGAATGGAATTGGTGAAGCGAAGAAATGCTCTCAACGGATTTGTTGAAGAGCCATCTGAAGAGCCATCAGAGCCAGAACCGGAAATCGAAACACCATCACCGCCAAGGCAACGCAGAATTGGCTCGTCCAAATTCACTGATGAAGTGTGCGAGCGAATTAAGGCGATGGTCGCAGCCGGCCATGATCGCGAGACAATCGCGGCCATGGTCGGCTGTAGCGTCGGCAGTCTGCAAGTCAGTTGTTGTAAGCGCAAGATCAGTCTGCGCGTCAAAAGAAGGACATTCACGCATGCCTAAACCCATGATCATCACCGTGTCCGTCGAAGAGATTGCCTTTGGCAAAGTCTATCGAATGCTCGACACGCATCCCGGCGTCATCAGTCTGACTTATCACGCTGAAGGCTCCAAACCGAACGGCCACGACAAGAAGGAGAACGGCAACAAAGGAAAACCCAAAAATACTTTCGAGATGCGCGGTAGCGAATACCTGCTAGGGGCCATGTACAAACACAAGGGACCGGTGCGAACCATCGCTCTGCGCAAGCTGTTCGAGCAAGCCAAACGTTCGCCGGCGTCGGTGTCTTCTCTCTTGCACGCTGCCAAACAAGAGGGATTGATTGAAAGCCGTGAAGACGGTTACGTGCTGACGAAGAAAGGCCGTGACCGTGAATATCAGCGCAGCAAGAAGGGAGCCAAGTAGCGATGGCCGTCCATAAAATCTTTCGCACTTATCGGTTCATCGACAAAGACCCGGTGATTGACGAGCTGCGAACGCTGTTGCAAGATGAAGGTTTGTTCGATCAATTGGCCAAGGTTGCCGTTCTGGCAAACCTCTCCTATTCGACCGTCTATAGCCTTTTTCACGGTGAAACTCGCAGGCCACACAACTCCACTGCTTCGTCAATCGGCACTTGTGCAGGCTACGAACGTGGTTGGAAAAAGGTTCGCCGCAATATCAATTGGGACGAAGAGCTGAAGCTGGCGATTGCGTGGAATAAGAAGGAACGCAAGCGCATGGAAGCTCTTCGTGCGAAGGAAAAATCACAAAAGAAAAAAGCAGTGTGACATGATCTTACGATCATACACGCTGGCAATCATCGTGTTCTGGCTCACGCTCAGCATGGGCTCGACACGGATCAACCTAGATCAGATGCCGGAAATGGGGCTGCAAGGGCTGACCAAAGTGTACAAAGATCGTTACACTTACACAGAACGCGCAACGCCCCAAGGCATCCCGATTTATCAACCGCGCGTTCCGATACCGCCTTGGGACTTGAACCGAGGCAATCGGCTTCGTGTCATCCGCGACCAATGGGAGCATGTGAAATAATGCTGACGAAGAAAGACCGCAAAGCCTTGATCACAGCTATCAATCTCGGCTTGACGTTGTACGTGCCTAAAGAGCATCGGCAGGATTTCGCCGAGCTAATAGCAGACAAACTAGAAGTGCCATTTAAGGCTCGTTTCCTTGAAGCCTGCTTGGCGGATCAAATCGACTAACTAGGGGGAGGCTCTGTGCCTCCCCTTTTCATGGGAGCACGTGAAGTGATATTGAAGACCCTGATATTGACGCTCAATGGCATAAACAGAAGCATTGATGTGGTTTTGCGAATGCTGATTGAAGACCAATACAAGCGAATGCTATCTCGCGTATTGCCGCGAGATATCAAGCCAAAGAAGCTACTACCAGAAAAGGAGACATGAACAGGACACAGGAAAAATTCTCGAGAATTTCACGACTAGTATCAATTTACCTCACCACCAAAAGGAGTGAAAATGTCTGACACAATTTTTCCCCGCTGTATGCGCGAGGGAAAAAAGATTGACGTGAACATGTGGAGCTTGGCGGAAGCCGTGCTCGCAGAGAGTGATGGCAAATTGGTAGGACGACGCGGCATCAAGGCGTTGTCCGAAGATTTTCAGAACCTCTGCGGTTTGGATTACTCGACATCATGGCTGAACGATCTTCGTTTTGTTGCACAACAATTCCCTAGATCGCGACGCTATGACGGAGAGCACAACAAACCGATTGTTTCCGTCAAAGCACATCTGGCAGCAGAAGACCCGGATAACTTGGACGCCATCGTGAAGGCGGCCAAGAAGGAAGGCGCTGCTGTTACTTCAAAGTTTGTGCAACATATGACGGTATTCTTCCGGCAGGAAGAATTTCGAGTGCGAAAGCATGAACACGAAGAAGCCAAACGAGACGTGACACGAGCCTCCAAGGAATTTGATCGTGCCGCAGCTCGTCAACGTGCAGCGAAGAATGATCACGAACGCGAAGAAGCCCAGCGTGATCGTGATAGTGCTGAGAAGCACAAGAAGGATGCGCAGCAACGTGCTAGGGAAACCAGGCCAATGCCGCGCGGACAAGTCAAGGCACCGACGGACGAAACGGTGCTTAGCGTTTCGGTGCTGGTAGCCAGTCTCAAAGTCAAGGCCGCAGAAGCCAAGGGACTAGCGAAGGGAGCTCGTAAAGAGCTTGGCGACCGCATCGGATATCTGAGCGAGAACCAAGCCGCTCTGTTGCATGAAGTGGCGATGGAAGCCGCGGAGGCATGGCGGAAACTCGCGCAGGACATCCAGTCTTCAACCGACAAGAAGTCTTCGCACTTGTCAGTTGTTGCCTAGAAAGGAGGTATCCGAACAATTGTTGATCCGTGATAGGAATGCTCAAGGATTGTACGACGTGCTTAATCAATATGAGTACGGTTGCACAATCGATCAGGCACGGCATGATCTTCAACGTGCGTTGAGGTTCGTAGACGATATGTCGTATAGGTACATCAGCAACGTCATTGGCGATATAAGACGCAGAGCCAAGACGGGCGAATTGGACTTTACGATATCGCCGTGCAAGCGTGGTCCGAACGGTGACGGTTTGATCTTCGTCGTTCCCAAACAGGAAGATGGGACTTTCGAAGTATCAGACAATCACCGCGACGAATTCGACTTTGGTGCCTATGGCTCAATGCGTGAGTTATGTGCCAAAGCGGAAACCGCGGTATCGCAAATGGTGGCCATGGCTACACATGAAACGAAGCGCCGAAGAAAAGCCGATTTGTTGGAATGTGCCGACAACTTCGGTTTCGCTCTGCGCAAGATGAAACGCGCCATGGAAAATTGGGAGGAACGAGCAGCCTAGTTTTTTTCGGGCAAGACTGCTCGCCCATCAACAGTTACCCTGCCCGCCACGGCGGACAGGTTTTAACTTCTTATAACATCCATCAACCTCCATCAATCTCCATCAATCTCCATCAATCCATCAATCTCCGCACAATCCAAAAAACATAAAAAGGACGATCAAAAATGAATGGGAAGAAATCAATTGGAGAGAATGATAGCCGCCTGATCTTTCAACCATTCGAGGAAGCCGTCGTACCTCCTCCCGGCCTTATCGAGCATATCAAGGATAGATGGTGGGTGGTTCATCCGCAGCGGGGCTTAGTTTGGTTTTGCTTCCATAAAATAGGCCGACATAATCCATTGGAGCTAGCCTCGCCACAGTGCAACACAAATGAGGCAATCGTCAGATACCGCCTAGCCCGCTATCATTGGGCGGAAGTCAAGTTTATGCCATCCGTGTTCCGAAGGATTAATCCACATGACTACTAAAACAAACAACCACCACTCAACGATGAAAGGAAGCCAGCAAATGACCAATGAAAATGGCATGAGTATTCGAACCGTCGTAATTCTTTCCGGAGGGCAGGACAGTACGACATGCCTTTATTGGGCGATCCAGCAATTCCACGGCGCCAAACATGTCGCCGCAGTGACGTTCGATTATCAGCAGCTGCATCGTCGCGAAATCGAAGCAGCTACAATCATAGCGAAAATGGCAGCAATAGCCTCGCACGAAGTAATTCCGCTGGGACCGGTATTGCATGGAACATCTCCGCTCGTCACCAACGATCTTGACAGTCTCGAAACGTACAAAGACTATAACGAAATGAACGAAGTCATCGGCAGCCGGATCGAAAGGACATTCGTGCCGATGCGCAACGCCCTGTTCATCACCATCGCAGCCAATCGCGCCATCGCTCTCGGAGCGCAGTCGCTCGTCACCGGAGTTTGCGAAATGGATAACGCCAACTATCCGGACTGCCGGGACGATTTCATCTATTCACAGGTGAAATCGATCAACCTCGCGCTTGGCAACGAAACCAATTCATTCCAGATTTATGCGCCGCTGATGTTCATGTCGAAAGCCGAAACGATTGGGCTGGCGACACGTCTTCCCGGCTGTATGGAGGCGCTGGCCTATTCGCATACGGCCTACGATGGCGGCTATCCGCCGACATCGAAAGACCATGCGAGCACGCTCCGGGCTCAAGGGTTTTTGGAGGCGATGGTTCCTGACCCTCTAGTCGTGCGGGCATGGCGAGAGGGTCTAATGCCCCTCCCCGGATCGCCCAACTATGACCGGTTGAGGGAGGGCGCTGGGCAACCTCCTAATGACCGGGAAACACCGGTTCCCTGACCCTTTTAGGAGGGTCTAGGATAGGGTTTGCCGGGGCAGGGTCAGGAATACCCGGGCTCCCGGTTCCCCATACTGTACGGTCAAGCCAAGGGCGGCAAAGGAGGGTTCATGTACGTCAGCACAAAGACCTACGGGCACGCAGTCGGGTTCTCCGCCTGCTTCCGACAACACCGGGCGCAATCGCACTGCAAATACCTGCACGGTTACTCGCTCGCGGTCCGGCTTGAATTCGAGGCCGACGCCTTGGACGAGCTGAATTGGGTTGTCGATTTCGGCAGCTTGAAGGATGTCAAGATTGCGCTTGAGCAGATGTTTGATCACACCATGCTTGTTGCGCAGGACGATCCGGAGCTGGATTTTTTCATGGAGCTCAACCGGCGAGGGCTTGCTCGTATCCGTGTTGTCGCAGCAACAGGTTGCGAGGCATTCGCCAAACAAGTCTACATCATGGCACATGGTTGGCTTGTCATCAACAAATACGTTCCGCGCGTCAGACTGCGGAGCGTCGAAGTCGCCGAGCACGGAGCCAATTCAGCCATCTACACGGGAGGCGCTGATGCCACTAATGAAACGAGCGTACCTAGCGGGAGCAATATTCCGCGAGATTGATCCTATGTCGTGGCGCCGGCGCGCGGCGAAATTGATGCCGGAAGGCTGGGAAGCCGTCAATCCGCTTGATATGCAGAAGGCATGGGAATTGACGCCGGACGAATTGGTGAAGCGGGATTACATGCTGATACAGGAAAGCCAAGCCATCGTTGCGTATGTCAATAAGCCGTCTTGGGGAACGGCGATGGAGCTGGCTTATGCAAAGCGAATAAATATCCCGGTGATTGGCTGGACACCGCGACCATTGATCCGTCGGCTGCTCAATCCGTGGCTGGTGGCTCACTGCCACAAGATTTGCGGATCACTCAGCGAAGCGTGCTTGGAGCTGCGCAATGTCAACGACTACTGAAAACCACAAGATCATCATTGCATCGTTGATCAAGATCATGGGCGACGATCCTAACCGGGAGGGCCTGAAGGAAACGCCGCGACGCTTCCTGATGTCCTGCCGGGAATGGTTCGCCGGCTATGACATGGACCCTGCCGAGATACTGACAACCGTTGATCAAGCAAATGGCTTCGATGAAATGGTGATTGAGCACAACATCCCTTTCAACAGTTTCTGCGAGCATCATCTGGCTCCGGTCCGCGGCATCGCTCATGTCGGATATATTCCAAAGGAGCGAATATGCGGCATCTCAAAGCTGGCTCGCTTGGTCGAATGCTTCGGCCGCCGTCTCCAATTGCAGGAGCGATGTACCGTGCAGATTGCCGATGCGCTGGTTGAGCACCTTCAACCGATTGGCGTCGGCGTCCTGATCAGGGCGACGCACGCTTGTATGGAAACACGCGGTGTCAAAATGCACGGTACTCTGACGACAACCAGCGCAATGCGAGGAGCACTATTGACCGGGCACGGTCAAGCGCGAATGGAATTCCTTCAATCATGTGCCATGGCGGAGAAAGATCGATGATTAATGGCTATCATGTTCAAATCAACCTTGATGATCTGCATAACGAGCGCGCGTTGCTTCGCGTCATGTCGGAAATTGTCTTCTCGATATTGCAGGAGTTTCCGATTGAAATAACAACCGCGATGCAACTTGAAATTCTTAACAACGTCATTGGCGCTGTATGCGCATTGTGCGAGAAGGCGCCGGACGAAGAGCTGTACAGATTGAACCGCCAGACTATTGAAACTTCCTATAAATGGCACACGCGAGTGTTCGCCGAGGCCGAGAGCGAGGGTCACGCATGAGAGCAACTTGTCCATACGCCAAATCACCGTTCACGCCTTGCGTGCGTCGTGATGGTCCCGTTTGTTTCGCCATGAATAGCGACGATCAACCGATTTGCGTTGGTTGCGAGCGAAGTCCGAAGACCTTGGGAGTTGAGCCCCCGAAGAATTGGGACCGTATCGTTGCTGACTATAAAGCAAAAAGCCGGAGGCGTTGATGCGTGTCTATATGGCTTCATTCTATCAAACCATCCGCGCCCAAACCATGTCGGCTTCGACAATCCAGCGCATCACCTATCGCAACTTCGTCTATCCGTGGATGCTGGAAAGCTTTCACTATATGGACAAGATCATGGCGCGCGACATCCGCGAACACAATCGCAACGTGTTTCTCGATAGTGGCGCGTTCTCCGCCTTCACCGTAAATGCGAAGATCGATCTTGACGACTATGCGCACTTCCTACGGGACTGCGGCGACCTATACCACGTTGCATCAAATGTTGACGTGATCGGCACCGATTGCGAGGAGAAGACATATGCCAATCAAAAATATCTAGAAAGTAAAATTGGCACTGGCATTGTCTGTCCTGTTCATCATGTACGTGATCATGATGATTGGCTTAAACGCTACATGGATGAAGGATACGAATATTTATTTCTCGGCGGTATGGTGCCGGAAACGACGCCAGTACTTCGTCAATGGCTGGATCATGTATGGATGAAATATCTGACCAATCCGGACGGCACGCCAAAGCTCAAAGTGCACGGCTTTGGCTTGACGACGGAAGAGCTGATGTATCGCTATCCGTGGTTCTCCGTTGACAGTACGTCATGGCTGATCGCTGCAGGCTTTGGTTTCGTGTTCATGGACTTTCCGCAGGAAAAAGGCGAGCCACGGCATTTCAAAGTCAACTTCTCGGAACATTCATCGTCGCGCTATGATCTGAGTGGCTGGCACTTCACAACGTTGAAAGCCGACGAGCAGGAGATGGTCCGCGCGAGGTTGGAGCAGTTGGAAATTGAACGACGATGGGTCGCCGATCCCGGCTTGCGTCGGGACTTCAAGGATGAACATGGCACCGAGCTCCGTTATACACCGGAGGCCATCGGCAAATCCCTTGGCCTTCGCCGCGTGATGAACATGGACTATTTCATTCGCATGGCAGAGCAGCGAACCAACAGATTTGCGAGAGTACAAGAGACTTTATTCTAATCGACAACAGGAGCGCAAATGATGCTAGACGACAAGACCGAGCTTTATCTAAAGATCGGCTCAACCAAACTTGATCCAGCCGAGCCTACGCTTGAATGCGTGCTCGCACGCGGCTTTGCAGCGATGGGCTGGCTGCAACCACAATCAGCCGCCTATGATATGGTCGTCGCTGCGGCCAATCGCGTCAACGCCGTGATTGAAGCCAAGAAAACAATAAATTGGGAAACACGCAAATGAAAGATGCATTGAAATGGATCAAAGGCGCCATTTCAGCGCGTTCGCTGGTCGAAGACAAGACCTTTTACAAGATGGACAACAGCGAAATCAAAGCAACAAATGGCCGGCTAACTGCCGGCCATCCGTGCGAGACAGGTTGCGACTTTCTTGTACCGGGCGAGGAATTCGAAAAGGTGCTGGAACGGTTGCCGGGCGATATCACGATCAAGCCAATGGACAAGGCGGTGCAGTTACGTAGCGGCAGGTTCAATGGGACGATCAACACTCTGCCGCTTGATCGTTGGTCATATCCCGATGCGAGCGAAGCTGTTTGGCAACCCATCCCGGCAGATTTAATAAACCTGCTGGATCAGCTTCGCCCGTTCGTATCGGACAACGCCACGCAGGGATGGGCGACGTGTGTTGCTCTTGAAAAGGGTTGGGCGTATGCGACCAACAACATTGCACTCGCCGGAGGAGCGTGCAAGGGTTTGGACTTGATGGCCCTGCTGCCGGTGTGGGCCGTTGACTTCGTACTGGCCAGAAAGGAGGGACTTCGAAACTGGGCTTGGTCGGAAAACTATGTGGCCTTCCAATGGGACAATGAAGCATGGATGCGAAGCGTGCTCGTGATCGGACAATTCCCCGAGAAAGCCGCGGCGATGATCCGTGAGGTTGCCGGCACGAAGACGACAACGAAGATCACGCCGGAGTTTCGTCAGGCGTTCGTTGATGTGGCCGGGCTGGCGGAAGATACGATCTTGATCTATGGCGACAAGATCGTTTCCCGGTTCAAGCAAGCAGAGATTGTCGCCGATATAGTGTGCCGCGTTCCGGATGGTGTAGAGTGTTCGATTTGGGGCGCCGAATATTTGGTGCCGGCAATAAAGGCGGCTGACAGTTGGTCGCCTGATGTCTGGCCAAAGCCGGCGCCTTGGAAAGGAAAATCAATCTGCGGTCTAGTAGTGGGGAGAAAGGCTTAGATGTTTGGCAAAAACAGTGTGCAATCGAAAATGAGAAGTGACGGCCAGATTTTGCGCATCGTCAAGGGCAGTCCCTTTCTGACGATACAGGGCGAGGGACCGCACACCGGAAAAGCCGCCGTGTTTCTCCGGCTGCACGGATGTAACCTGCGCTGTTGGTTCTGCGATACTGAATTCGAGAACCATGACGATCCGGATGTCAGCGTTGTTGACATAGCGCAGATGATCATGGATGTGCGAGGAGCAGCGCGACTTGTCGTCATCACCGGAGGCGAACCGATGCGGCAGAACATTCTGCCGCTGTGTCAGATGTTGCGACAAATGCGGATGCTGATCCAGATCGAAACCGCGGGCACGCTTTGGATCAAAGGCATTGAGCGTGTCGCGGAAATTGTCTGTTCTCCGAAGACGCCGGCGATCAACTCCTTTGTGTATGATCACGCTTGCGCCTTCAAATACGTCATCAGCCAATCAGGCGTAACACCGGGCTCGTACCTGCCGACGATTTCGAGCCAGCCCGATACGAAGCCGCGGCAAGTCGCCCCGCCTCGCAAGGGAGCTCCGGTCTATCTCTCGCCGATGGATGAATACGATCCGGACAAGAATGCCGAAAATCACCGAGCCGTCGCCGCGCTGGCAATCAAGTACAACGTCATTGCCGGCGTACAACTTCACAAGATCATGGAGCTTGATTGACCATGAAGAAAACCAAACGCAAGAAGACGGACACGCAAAAATTGATCCTCACCGTTGAGCGGATCGTCTGGGCGATTGATCGGCTATCGGATCAAATACAAATCAGCCGGGCCGCAACGCAAAAGCATTACGATCTGCAATTGAGCCGGCCGCGTGGATACCCAACAGCGAGGGATGGCTAATGACAACGCTAGGACAATATCGAGATATCGCGCTTGCACTTGGCGGCGAGAAAAACAATCTGGCTGTTGCATTCATCGAAGCAAAAATCGCCAAGCAGGGAGCCAATACGGAAGTGCTCGCCGACGAAAGTCAAATGATGATGGTTATTGCATCACTGCTGCATTTGCCGGCGGAGGATAAGAATGCCACTTGATCGCATCATGATGATCAAGCTCATGGGCATGACCATGAGCCAACACGACGGCGAATGCCTCAACGCCATTCGCAAAGCCAATGCTATTTTGCTGTCGGCAAATATGACGTGGCAGGAATTCCTCGCCGACATCAAACCCGATCAATCGTATCGCGTCCCGCCATCACAGCGCCGAAAACAATCCAACCCATTCGAGCAAGCCGGCAAGGAGGGCCAGCGATACGATGATGCTAATGAAATCAATAGCATGTTCGAAGATGCGTTCGAAAATGCTAATGGTTCGTTCCGAGAGTTTTTGCATAGCATTCACCAATGGTGGGAAACAAAAGATTTTCTCACCGCCAAACAATACGACGCTCTGAGAAAGGCAGCCCGACGATGACCGAACATGATTGGGACGAACATGATTGGGACGCGTATGAAGATGAACTAAACAAACAAGTCAGCTTGCTGACAAGAGAGCTCAATAAGACTTTCGCCGGCTATTCACGAATGGTCATCGTACTGGCGTGTGCACGCTCGATTGCCGCAATGTTTGGACCGGCCATGCTAAAAAGTCGCGAAGACTTTCTGTCGCGGTTTCCCAAATACATGCGCTCGATGTGGCGCGTGATGGATGAAACAATCGGACATGAAAGGTTTTGACCATGCCACATCCCATTGAAAAAACATGGCTGCGCCACATCACGAAGATAACCAAGAAGTCTGACGATTTCTTGTCATGGGTGGCATACTGGCTATTCTACGATTGGTCAACAATGAGGTGATGACATGACGAAAACTTTGTTGGAAGGCGAAGAGCTGCGTCAACGCCACGTTGATCTGATGACGGAGCTAAAAGACTTTGTAGAGAAACGTAAACTCTCGCCGGGCGAAATGTCATCGTGCGGCATCTGGCTTTGTTGCAATGCCATTCTGAATTACAATGGCAAGGTGCAACAGAAGTTTTTCGAAAAGACTGTTGCCGGCATGAGGGAATTCCTTGATCGCGGAAATCAGCTCCGGAGCAACTGACATGCGTGGCGACGCTATAGGGATGTTTTGGGAAGACACGTCTGAATATCTTGGACGCAACTATAGCGGCCCACGCCCTTTGCCACCAATCCCCGATACCGGTTGGACGCTTCCAACGGATTACCCTTCGCTGGAAGGCCAAGGCATGATCAGCATCGACGTTGAAACCAAAGACGTTGAGCTGCGAACAAGAGGCTGCGGCGCCAATCGCCCTGACTGTTATATCTGCGGCGTTGGCGTCGGCACCGAAGCAGGTTTTCGCCGCTATTATCCGGTGCGTCACGAAATGGGGGAAAACCTGCCAATCGATAGGGTCTTTGGCTGGCTCAAGCGAGAGCTCAAACGTCCGGTGCCGAAGGTCGGTGCAAACATCTTCTATGATCTGGCCTACTTCGATGCGGAGGGAATTGAAGTCACCGGTCCTTACTATGACGTGCAAGTGGCCGAGCCGTTGCTAGATGAAACCAAGCTGACGTATTCGCTGGAAAGCATCTCGCAGGATCATCTCGGCGAGGGCAAGCGCGAAAACGAAATGTTGTCTTGGATGATCCGGGCTTTCGGCAATCAATCGAACATGAAAGGAAACATCTATCGCGCTCCGCCTGTCGTTGTCGGACCGTATGCTGAAAGCGACATTGATCTGCCGCTGCGCGTATTCGAATTGCAGAAGGCCGAATTGGAGAAGCAAAATCTTTGGTCCGTCTTCATGCTTGAGACGCGGCTGTTCCCGTTGTTGCTGGCGATGTGGAAGCGTGGTGTCCCGGTTGATCTGGACAAGGCCGAGCAGAGCTATGCCAAATTGGCAGAGCGACAAGTCGCTGTGCTCGCCGAGCTCAAACGATTGACCGGACACGACGCGGACATATGGGCCGCGGAAAGTCTTGCCAAGATATTCGATGCGATGAATGTCGATTACCCGATGACGGATAAGACCAACAAGCCATCATTTCGCAAGGATTGGCTCGCAGCGTGCAACCATCCGGCCGGGCAGTTGATCGTTGAAG